AGATTACAAATAAAGAATTGGGTAACAGCAGCAGTCTTCCCAGCCATTGATTTTGATAAAAATGGATTCTTATGGTGTAATGGTACAATTGTTCACTGGGATTCTTTTTTAAATGGAATAGTTTCGGGTTGGAGGGATGCTCGCAAGAGTGGGGAAGACTATTCTTGGGCGGTTTATACGAAGAAAGCCATAGAAGAAGGTCAATCAATTTGGCCGTCTCGTTGGCCACTTAGCAAATTAGAAGAGCGTAAGCAATTCTATATTGATAGTGGGACTCCTGCTAAGTTTTATCAGGAGTACATGAATCAGGCAAAATCGCCAGAAGATCAGATTTTTGCCGAAGAAGACATCAATGAAGCAATTTATAGGGGAAATCTTAGGCATGAAGAAGCATCAGATAGCTGGTATATCAAATTCGATGATGGAAGTAGGGAATACGTCAATATTTATATTGGTGTCGATCCCGCTTCATCTATTTCTTTACGGAACGATTTTAGCGTTATTATGGTCATTGGTGTTACTGCGGAGTATGACTACTATGTTATTGAGTATTGGCGTGAGCGAGTCCTCCCGATGGAATGTGCTGACAAGATTTTTGAGATGGTCAAACAGTATAGTCCAATAAGACGGGTAAATATTGAAACAATTGCATATCAGGAAATGCTTAGAGATTATGTTCAAAAGAGGAGCAAAAGAGAAGGATTGTTTGTTCCAGGAATTGAACAAGGAATTAAGGGCTATACACAGAAAAAGAAAGATAGATTGTTTGAAGGGCTTCAGCCAATGTTCAAGGCTGGGGCTGTTCATCTTAAAAAACTGCACCATGAATTTATAGGTGAACTACTGGATTTCCCAAAAGGCTCGCATGATGATACAATTGATGCATTCTGGCTGGCAACACAGTTTGCAAGAGGAAATCCTAAAGCTGGTAAGGTTAAGAAAGAAAAACAGAAAGATGGAACTTACATGAAGGCACGCAAGGCTTACAATTGGATTACAGGCAAGCGTACTTAATTTGCATAATATATAATTATTCAGTAAATTATACTATATGATAGAACAAGATAAAAGAGCAGAGGATATAAAGGAGCGTTGGAAACATTGGTTCGATGCTCGATCTGGATGGGATTCTCAAGCCAGAGAGGATATAGATTTCTATCTCGGCAATCATTTTACAGATGCTGAGGCAAATGAGCTTGCAGAGAGAAATCAAATGGGTTTACCCATTGATCGTCTCTATGCTGCCATTGAGCAGTTCAAAGCCATTATTACTTCAAAGCCTCCAAAATTTACTGCCGTAGGCAGAGAGGATTCCGATACTAGGCTTGCAAATGTATGGAAAACAATACTTGAATATATCTGGGATAACTCTGGTGGTGATGAAGTATTTAAACAAGTTATTCATGATTTCTCTGTTATGGGTCTTGGTTACTTTTATGGCTATATAGACCCTGAAGATGATTATGGGAGAGGTGAAGTTAAATTTACTTATGTTGATCCGTTTCGTGTCGTTGTTGATCCTAATAGTCGGAACAAGTGGTTTGATGATGCATCTGGCATGCAGCTTTCTACGATACTTACAAAGCAACAACTTTTAGATGCATACTCCATGCTTAGTGTTCCTGATGAAAATGGGGATACTTTAATTGATAATATCGAACATATTGGAATAACAGATGAAGATTATCCATCTTCTCAAAATAGACAAGAGGGAGGATCATTCACGCCAGATATTATAAAAGATTATGATTGGGGTGAAGAGGGTGCTGAGAAATATAGAATTATAGAAGACTTTAGAAAAGTTAAAGTACCTTTCTTTAGGGTCATGGATTTGCAAAGTGGACAAGAGAAAGTTTTAGACAATAATGGTTTAGAACTACTTTTGGCAGATGAGAGGACTGCTGAGGCGTTTGATAAAGGTCTTTTTGATATTGTACAGGTGCAGCAGACACGGATACAAGTTACATGTATTGTGGGTCAAGTTGTTTTATACGAAAAAGTATTAGATACAAATATATTCCCACTTGTACCTGTACCTAATATTTGGACAAATACTCCTTATCCAATGAGTGATGTCCGTAAGAATAAGGGATTTCAGAGGTTCTTGAATAAAGTAATGTCGTTAATTACATCACATGCGCAGGCATCGTCAGGCTTGAAGTTGCTAATTCCCCAGGGATCAGTACAAGATATTGAAGAACTGGAACGTGATTGGGCGAATCCCAATGCAACGATAGAATATGACGCTTCATTTGGAGAACCTCATTTCCCTTCTCCACAACCGCTTGCTGGTTCTATATTACAGTTACCGCAGATGGTGGAACATTATATTGATCTTAATATTGGTATATTTGAAATGCAGCAAGGGAATACAGAGGCAGCACCTAGAACATCGTCTGGTACAATGATGATGGAAGATTTTGGTCAAAGACGCTCAAAATCTAAATTAAGGGATGTAGAAGCAAGCTTAAGGAGACTTGGAAAACTTATGTATCATTTAGCTAAATCCCATTATGATTTTAAAAAGACATTTAGAATTGCACAGCCCAATAATGATATTACTGAATATACAGTAAATAAAAAGTTATATGATGATAAAACAAAAGAATTACTAACAATAGAAAATAATTTAAGTGTTGGGACTTTTGACATACGCATTATTGGGAATTCCACTATGCCTTCTAATAAATGGGGTGAATGGAACGTGTACATGGAAGCATATGAAAAAGGTTTAATTGATAAGGTGGAAGCTTTGAAGAAAACAGAAATATTTGATAAAGCAGGTGTATTAGAGAGAACTGACCAAATTGCACAATTACAACAGCAATTACAAGGTGCTCAAGAACAAATTAAAAAACTTAATGGTGATCTTCAGACAGCTCATCGTGAATCTGTTCAATCACGAAAGAGAACTGAAGTTGAGAAATTTAAAGTGAAACTTAAAGAACAAGAGTATGACTCCAAGACTCAAAATAAAGTTTCTATCGACAAATTATCTAATGCGGTCAAACTCGAATCTGAGAAATTACGTTTAGCGACAGATGCGGAAAAGAAACGTAGTCAGGCTCGTAGGGGTTCTGAGAAATCGTAAAAATAAGGAGTACCAATAAATGTCAAGCGAACAAGACAATAACGCTTTTACTTTCGAGAGTCAAGATACTGGCCAACCCGAACAGGTAGAAGTAGGGCAAGATGAAGGAACAAGCAATGAAGAGAATTCTACACAAGATTGGGAGGCTCAAGCTAAGTACCACCAATCTGAGAAGGATAAGCTTTTCACTGAGAATCAACAGCTTAAACAATACGAGAAAGTTGGTAAATTTTTGGAATCACGTCCAGACTTAGTTAAAAGCCTAATGTCTGAGGTAAGTGGTCAGCCAAATGATACGCCACAACGTGTCACGTTAAAGCCTGATGAATTTGATCCTTGGGAAGCCTATAATGACCCATCATCAGCATCCTATAAGTTTAGGGTGCAAGAGATGCAGGAAACCATAAATGGTGCAGTTAGTGAAGCTGTTGGTGGAATTAAAGCACAGCAAGGGAGAACTACACTTCATTCTGAATTAGTCGCTAAAGGATTAAATGATGATGAAGTAAAAAGCTTCTTTGAATTTGCTGATAAACATCCATCTGAATATGGCTTAGACAATGTACTTAAAATGTGGCAAGCTGTAACTCAAGACCCTAGTACTGTTTCAGAGAATCCTTTAGATCAGATTCGTCAGAATCAGAGTAATCTTACATCGGCTGGTGTCCTTCAAGGTCAACAACCGCAAAAGAAATCTGATGACGATAAGATGTGGGAAGCTGTGAAAGCTGCTGGGGATAAGAAAATATGGTAATAAACAAATAAATAACGGAGGTTTAAAATGGCTATTAATACTGGCACATTAAAAACTTCAGGCGTAGGTGGTTCAGCTACTGAGTATACTCATGGAACAGCTCCATTAGATACAGTTGCCAATGTAGGTCAATTTGCTGATAAAAGGCGAATACATGACTTTGGTGATAGAGTTGCAGAACTTGCTCCTGAAGAATCTCCATTCTTTGTTTACCTAAATAAAGTAGCAAAACGACCAACAAATGATCCCGTTTTCCGTTTCTTGGAAAATAGATCAAAAATTGATTGGACAAGTCGCAATTTCAAACTATCAGAAGCATTAGGAGCTTTAGTTGCAGGCACAAGTTACACAGTAAAAGTAACTGACGCAGATACTCCAGCTAATTCTATTGACTGGCTGATCAAAGGAATGGTTATTGCGATTGAAACAGTTGATGATACAAATGGTAAAGCATATTCTACAGTACGCATCGAAGATGCTCCTGTAGAGGACGCAGCAGGAACTTCAACGCATTTTACTGGTAAAGTAATTGCAACTTCAAGTTCTTCCATCTCAGGATATGGTGCTGCTTCTGATAATGCTCCTTGTACGGTTGTTGGTACTGCTTTTGAAGAGGGGTCTGGGTCTCCCGATACATGGTCAAGTCAACTTGATGATGAATTTGGTTACACACAAATCTTTAAAACAGCAGCTGAGATGACAAATTCAGCTATTGCTACTAATTATCGTGGGTATGCAAATGAATGGCAAAGAATATGGAATCTTAAACTAAGAGAACATAAAGTAGATATTGAGCGTGCAATGCTGTACGGTCAAAAAGCTCGAAGAGGCGGTATAGCTTATTCTGAGGGTATCATAGGTATGATTGTTGCAAATGCAGGTGCTGCTACTGGCGGTACAAGTGCACTTTCATATTCTTCTGGTTCACCTTATTATAGGACTGTAACAACTACCGAGTTTAGTTACGACTTGTTTCTTAGTGACTTTGAGGTTCTGTTTGATCCTGCTAGGGGTGGTTCTAGCGATAAACTTGCTCTTGCAAGTCTTCCAGTAGTAACAATGTTTAATAAATTAGGTGCAGGTGGTACGTTTGGACATGCTGCTACATCTTCATTTTTAGACAATACATTACAGGGTTCGACAGATGCAGGTGCATATAATATTGACTTTGGAAAGCAAACTGGTTCTTTTGGACATAAGATCATGAGAGTTGATACTGTCCACGGTTCTCTTGCTTTGGTTAAAGAGCCTCTATTTAGAGGTTTTGCAAATTCAATGTTAGCACTTATTGATATGTCGCAGATCGCTTATCGTCCACTGGTTGGAAATGGCATCAATAGAGACACTCACATAACTACAAATGTACAACAGGCTGATGAAGATTTACGTAAAGACATGATTCTAACCGAAGCAGGTCTTGAAGTAGCTCTTCCTGAAACTCACATGTTGTATAACTTTGAAGGAGTGTAAGCTATGAGAAGTGACGTACTAAATAGTAATAGTGGAAGCTATGGAGAGCAGTATAAAGAGTATAAAATCAAATCTGTTACTGCTGATGTTACCTTAGTTGCTGCTGATTCAGGAAAACTTATTCTTGTTAATCCAGCTGCTGAGACAACTGTAACTCTTCCAAATATTGGCTTAGCAGGCTGGTATTGCACTGTAATATTAACAGAAGGTATTGCTGCTACTGATGGTTCGATGGATCAGGTAGTCAATGTTGATATGGGAAGTGGGGCTAATCTAATAAACATAGGTCAAGTACATGAAGTTGACGGTACTGCTGGTAATTTTGCAGTTGCAAGTGACGATTTTTTCGTCTTCACTGCTGATTCAACGCCAGGAGATAGAGCAGAATTTATCTCTACAGGTACACAATGGATTTGTCAGGCTTATGTTAAGGATTTATCTGATTCCGATTTCTCAGCCAATGCAACTACTATAGCTTAATCCTAATACATAGGGATTAACAGAATTGCTTACTGTGGGGCAGGTCGTATAAAGGGCTTGCCCCTAACAAGCTAATAAAAATTATGATAATTAAAGCACTTATATTAACAACACTTTTAACCAATGATCCCATTATTGTTGCAATGCCTCCTGAACATAAAGTAGAAGCAGGTAGACGTAGAGGTAAAGGCTATAGAGGTGATCGCAGACGTGGTGGAGGAGGTTTAAGATAATGCCATTTAAGTCAGATAAACAAAAAAAATGGATGCATGCTAATAAGCCAGAGATGGCTAAAGAGTGGGAGAAGTATCCTGAAGGTGGAGTATTGAATGGGCCAAGTCATGAAGGTGGTGGTATTCCAATTGAAGCTGAAGGTGGAGAATTTATAATTAAAAGAAATTCTGTAAATGCGAGTACAATAGATATGTTAGAATATGTTAACAAGCATGGAGATTTACCGATGTCCGATGCTAGAAAAAGGAGAAAGTAATGCCAAAATTTAAACGATACCCAGGGGAAGACCCTGAAATAGCTGAAGCAAGAATAGAAAAAAATATAGAAGAAGCAGGAATTCCAATGGCAGATGCACGTGATCGTAGTGAGAGCTATCAATTAGGTGGACAAGTTAGACCTCCAACAGCACCAAGTATGCCACAATATAAAGAAGGT